TGTATTGTTCCGACGAGACTGACGAGTGGGACTCCGTCACGGCCATGAAAAAAGCCAACCCCAACATGGAGGTTTCAGTCTTCCGCGAATTTCTTGACCAGCAGTTGGCCGAGGCCCGGCAGAGCGCGCACAAGCAGACGGCCTACCGCACCAAGCATCTAAACGAATGGGTCGGCGCGCGTTCGGCCTTTTTCAACATGGACAAGTGGAAGCAGTCCGAACAGCCCAACATCACCATCCATCAATATACAGATTACCCCTGCTGGCTATCGCTGGATCTGGCGTCCAAGGTGGATATCGCCGCGCTCGATATCCTGTTCAAGCTCGGCGAAAAAGAGTTCGTGCAGTTCGGGAAGTATTACATCCCGGAAGCCACGGTTGAATCCGGCGTCAATAAATACTACCGCACCTGGGTGGATCAGGGATGGCTGATCGCCACACCCGGCAATATCACCGATTACGATTTCATCGAGCGCGACATATTCGAACTGAACGAATTATTGCTCATTCAGGAATTGTCTTACGACCCGCACCAGGCCACGCAGATCATCACCCATTGCCAGAATGAAGGGATCGAGTGTGTCGAAATGCGTCCGCTGGTCCTGAATTTTTCCGATCCGATGAAAACCATGGACGCGCTGATCCGCGGTCTGCACATCAAGCACAACGGCAACCCCTGTTACAACTGGATGTTGTCCAACGTCACCGCAAAGATGGACGCGAAGGACAACGTCTACCCGCGTAAAGAGCGCGACGAAAACAAAATCGACGGGCCCGTGTCGACCATTATGAATATCGGCCGCGCCCTCGCGCCCGACGCTTCCAGCGGACCCAGCGTTTACGAAGAACGAGGAATTCTGACCGTATGAAACTATGGAAGAACTGGCTTTTCGACATTATCACAATGGCAGGATTTTCAACCATGACTCTCGGCCTGTGGCGCTGGGACCCGACCGGATGTCTGATTATATCCGGCGGCATCGTCTTTTTCGGGCCCATCCTACTCACCCTCGCAGGGAAAAAATAATGTTGACCGCACTCATGAAACAAGCCGCGAGCCTCCGAGCCTCACCCGAGAACCCGAGTACCAACCTGTCCAACCCCAGCGAATGGCTGGTCGACTGGTTCGGCGGCGGCCAGGCTTCCTCCGGGGTTCCGGTGAATCCGGAGACTGCATTGAAATATGGCCCGGTTTTCGCGGCAGTCAGCTTGATTTCACGGATGATCGGGTCCATGCCCCTGCACGTTTTTAAACGTTTACCCGATGGCAAAGGCAAAGAGCGTTTCCCTCAGCACCCCGTTTACCGCCTGCTTCACGACCAGCCGAATGAAGAAATGACCGCCATCATATTCCGCGAGCTTCTTTCCTGCCACCTGCTCCTGTGGGGAAACGCTTTTGCTTATATCGAAAAGAACAACGCCGGCACTCCGACAGCCCTGCTGCCCCTGCTCCCAGACCGCACCTGGGCGGAACGTAAAAACGGCAAGCTGCGTTACATCACCACTGTGAACAATCAGCGAATTGTCCTGAGTCCCGACAAGGTGCTTCATGTTCCAGGTCTCAGTTTCGATGGCCTGTCCGGTAAATCGCCGATCACCCTGGCGCGTGAAACGATAGGGCTGGGCATTGCGGCTGAAAAATACGGCGCGGCCTTTTTCGGCAACAGCGCCAATCCAGGCGGCGTGATTGAACACCCCGGAAAATTAAGTGCTGACGCCCAGGCGCGGCTGCGCGAGTCCTGGGCAGAAAAGCACCAAGGGATTAAAAATTCACACAAGCCGGCCATCCTGGAAGAGGGGATGAAGTTCAACCAGTTCACCCTCAGCCAGAAAGATTCGCAGTTTCTCGAAACCCGGAAGTTTGGTGTTGTCGAGGTGGCCCGCTGGTTCAACGTTCCACCCAGCCTGATCGGGGACCTGGAGCGCGCCATTCTCAAGAACGCCGAACAGCAGAGCCTTTGGCTCCTGGTCTACAACTTGACGCCGTCGCTCACCCGGTACGAGCAGGAATACAACCGCAAGTTGTTTCGCGAAGACGAGAAAGCCGAGCTCTTTGCAGAACATGATACCGCTGGCCTCATGCGGGGTGACCAAAAATCGAGATACGAAGCCTACCGGAGCGCCGTTATGGTCGGCTGGATGACCCGCAACGAAGCACGCGTTCGCGAAAACATGAACCCGCTGGAAGGCCTCGACGATCCGCTCCAGCCGTTGAACATGCTTCCCGTCGGCGATGAGCCGCCGCAGGACGATCCCGGCGATGACTTAGATTTGGATATCGAGGAAGACGCCGACGAGGAAGACAGCCTGCGCAAAATCATGGCTCCGGTTTTGCACGACGCGGCCCGGCGCATCGTCAAACGCGAAGTGTCGGAACTGCGCCGGTCTCTCAAAAAGCGTTCCGGCGCCGAGTTCGACAGCTGGGCCGACGGGTACTACAAGGAATTCCGCGATGTCATCATCAAGACCCTCAGACCGTTTTCCAGAGACGCCATCGGCCTGGACGATATCACCACCGTCGCCGACAGCCATATTGCCGAATCCCGGACGCTTCTGAAACTGTGCGCCAGCCGCACCGCCGTGGAAGGGTCGCTGAATGCATGGGAGGTCACACGCCCCACTCAATTACAAACACTCTGCGGAGATACGATCTATGAAAATTGAACGAAGAACTTACGCACTCGACAACTTTAAGGTGGAGCGCCGGGCAGAAGGAGACGACCCGCCAAAAATAATCGGCCACGCCGCGCTGTTCAATTCTCTGAGCGAAGAGATATATGGATTCCGCGAGCAAATTGCGCCAGGCGCCTTTAAAAACGCAGTTAAGGAAGACGATGTGCGCGCCCTGTTCAACCACGACCCGAACATTGTGCTGGGACGTACCGGACCCGGGACCTTGAGGCTGTCCGAAGACAGCAAGGGTCTGGCAATAGAGATCGACCCGCCGGACACCCAGCAGGCCCGCGACCTCATGGTGTCCATCGAGCGCGGCGACGTATCGCAAATGTCATTCGGGTTCCGTGTGACGTCCGAGGAGTGGGAGTTTAAAGACGGTAAAGAGCCGGATATCCGCACGCTGACCGAGGTGCAGTTGTTCGACGTGTCGCCCGTCACCTTCCCGGCCTACACAGACACCGACGTGAGCCTTCGGGCAATGCGCGATCTGCACAGCGAAGCCCGGAAGCGATACCAAAAAGAACAAGAGGAAGCGGTTCCGCCGGTTCCGCTTGAAAGGATGAAAAGGCAACAGGCCCTCGCCGAGTGCGAATAGGGCGACACGGGTTACCCCGTCAACCATAGCCCGCCGGGTGATCCCGGCACCACACGAACAAAGGAAATTATCATGTCCGTAAAAATCAAAGAACTACGCGAAAAGCGCGGCGCACTCGCCGAAAAGGCCGGAAAAATTCTGACCAAGGCCGCGGATGAAAACCGTGACCTGACCGGCGAGGAGCAAAAAGAGTTCGATGATATCCACGCCGATATCAAGAAAATGAAAACGCAGATCGACAACGAGGAACGCCAGGCGGAGCTAGATTCCGAAATGCGCGCCAACCAGCCACTACCGGGCCGCGAGGACGTCCGTCCCGCTGGCGAAAAACGCACCGAGGAAAACCGGGATCTGGAAAAGGCTGCCTTCCGCAACTGGGCAATCGGTGGAATGGCGAATCTAACCTCGGAGCAGCGGGAATACATGCAAGGTCGGCAGACCGAGCTCACTCCCGAACAGCGCGCCCTGTCTGCTGGTACCACCACGGCGGGGGGATTCACGGTTCCTGAATCATTCAATCAGCAGATCATTAATGCAATGAAGGAATTCTCAGGGATGCGCCAGTCACGCGCTTTTATTTTGAACACCGAATCCGGGAATAACTATCCCATTCCAACCAACGACGACACGGGCAACGTCGGCGCGATCGTCTCCGAAAATGCTCAGGTGACTGAGCAGGATCTGACCTTCGGCCAGCTGGTCCTCGGGGCGTACATGTACACGTCGAAGATTGTTCGCGTGTCTCTCCAGTTGATGCAGGATTCGGCTTTCGATATGGAGAGCTACCTAGCAGGAAAACTGGGCGAGCGGATTGGACGCGCTCAAAATGCCCACTTCACCACGGGCACGGGTACCGGCCAGCCGAACGGCGTGGTCACCGCCTCAACTCAAGGCAAGGTAGGCACCACCGGGCAAACCACTTCCGTTATTTACAACGACCTGGTCGATCTGAAACATTCGGTAAATCGCTCATATCGCGGCAATGCTGAATGGATGTTGAATGACCTCACCGTTGCCGCCATCACCAAGTTGGTGGATGCGAACGGGAAACCTCTGTGGGCCGCTGGTATTCAGGAAGGTGCACCCGATACCATCCTGAATCACCCGTATATCGAGAACGACGATATGCCGGTGATGGCCGCCAACGCCAAGTCCATCCTGTTCGGCGATTTCTCGAACTACTGGATCCGCGATGTGCTCGGTATCCAAATCATGGCTCTGCGCGAACGGTATGCGGACTTCCTGCAGGTTGGGTTTCTCGCGTTCTCCCGAAGCGACGGCGACCTGGTGGATGCCGGGCAGGCGCCCATCAAGCATTACGCAAACAGCGCGACCTAATTGATTCGCGCTCTAAATTATGACTGGGGCGGGTTCGCCCGCCCCGGTTTCAAGAACAGATATCACAAGATTAGATATCAGGAGGACTTATGAATTTAAAAATGAAGGTCAGTATTGCCGGTGGATATCCACCCAATAGTTATTCCTATAAGCCGGGTGAGGTTATCGAGTTCGACGACGAGCGCGGCAAGGCCTGGGTCGCGGGCGGCAACGCCGTGGTGGCCGAAAAGCACGAACAGCCGGTGGCTGTTCATCCACCCGATCCAAAGCCTGAAAAAAAAGAACCGTCTTCCCAGGAAAAACAGGATGCGGCGGAGAAAAAGGCGAAGGCTGAGGCTGAATCCGCGGCCCAACAGGGTGCGCCGGAAAACGCGGCACAACCTGCGGCAAAAAAGAAAAAGTAACCGAGCCGGGAGGTGCCTCGGGGTTTGAGATAGAACGCCGACACCGCAACGGATCGCAATTGAAAGGGAAAATCTTATGAAGCTCCAAAATTTTTCAAAAATTATCCTCGCATCTCTGATGCTGGTGTTCGGTCTGGTGGCTCTGCCCGGCCATGTCCCGGCGGCGGAGAACGCGACCATCGACTTCCAGATCGTCAACAAGCTGACCGGCACCGCGTCCATGGGCGCCACGCCCAGCGATACTTTGTCTTACCGCCAGCAGTGGAAGATCACCGACGGCGTGGGTGCGCTGAAAGCGGAATCCATCTACCGGGCCACGCGCACACTCACCGCCTCGGCGAATGAGGAACTGGACCTGTCCGGCGTGCTGACCGATGCCTTCGGCAACACCATCACTTTTACGAAAATCAAGGCAATCATGGTGTACGCCGCATCCGCCAATACGAACAACGTGCTGGTGGGCGGCGCGGCGGTCAATGCCTTTGTCAATTGGGTAGGCAACGCCACCGACAAGCTGACGGTGAAGCCGAACGGCATGTTCTTTCTTATGGATCCCTCGACGAACGGGTACGGGGTGACGGGAGGGACGGGCGATTTATTGCGGATTGAAAATTCCGGCGCCGGGACATCGGTCACCTACGACCTGGTCCTCATCGGCGAAACCACCTGAACCCGATTATTAACCATTGGGGTCCATGGCCGGCCCCGCGAAAGAAGGATTCCTGGTAATGGCTTCAAATCAGCCCGGCTCTATTTATTTGCAGGATTTGCTGGCGGACGAAGCGGAGGGCTGGGGCCTGTTCGCGTGGGGCGGCGATGCCTGGGGCTCGATCAACCCGCAGTCGATGGAAGTGGCGGACGCTCCGGCGGGATCCGTGCAAGTGACGGACGCTCCGGCGGGATCCGTCGAACTGGAGGTGGCGTAAATGGTGACACCCGCACACGATGTCAACGACACCCGCAAACTGCAGGCCACGTTCAAAGATGTCAACGGCGTGGCGCAGGACCCGACCACCGTCACCTTCAATATGGTGGAGCCGGACGGCGCGGCCACTCCCTACGTTTACGGCACGGATGCCGAACTGGTCCGCGAATCAGCTGGTGTGTACTACGTCAACTGGTCGATCACTCAGCCGGGCCGCCACACGTGGTCAATGAAGGGCACCGGACTGGTGGCGCAGGAAGAGGAACATGAATTTTACGCGAAACGGAGCAACGCATGATCGCACGGCTGAAAACTAAACCGGTCAAGGAACCGATGACCCTGCAGGAAGCGAAGGACCACCTGCGCGTGGATCTGACGGACGAGGATGCCTATATCGATCAGCTCATCACCGCCGCACGGCTGGAAGCGGAAGACCTTATGGAGCGCGCGTTGATCACGCAGACGTGGGAGTTGTTCCTTGACTGCTTCCCGGTCAATTCCAGAACCCCGATTCTGGTATCGCGACCGCCGCTGATTTCGGTGACCACCATTAAATATATCGATGCGGCGGGAGCCGAGCAGACGTGGCCCGCCGCCGACTACAAGGTCGACAACAAGCGCCACCCGGCACGCATTTTCCCGGCGTTTGATAAAACCTGGCCGACCACCCGGAGCGAGGCGAACGCGGTGACCATCGAGTACCAGGCCGGGTACGGGCCCAACGCGCAGGACGTGCCGGAAAACATCCGCCACGCCATCAAGCTGATACTGACCGAGCGGTACGAAAACCGTGGCGGGGATGGGTCTATGCCCCTGGCTGCGTCAAACCTATTAACTTTCTACCGCGACCAGAGGTTCTGACATGCCGCCATACAAACCGGGGAACCTGGACCAGCGCATCAGGATTTTACGCCAGACGCAAACCCCGGACGGCAGTGGCGGGTTCGATGTAACGCCTGCCGAGGTCTAC